GATCCTTAGCATGCGTGGCTCGCGTGTTAGGGGACCACACAAGACCGGCATTGATGCAGAAGTTGGCACGCCGCCGGCACCGGCATGGCTCGGCGAAGTTGCTTCCGCTGAGTGGCAGCGGATCGTGCCGATGCTTGAGGCGTCAAAGGTAATGAGCCCACGGCACCAGCAGACGCTGGCGGCGTACTGCGACTCATTCGCCGACATGGTGCAGGCCGACTCAGAGCTCAAGGCGAATGGAACCACGCTGATGGACGATAAGGGTAAGGTGACAAATCACCCGGCGTGGAACCGCAAGCGTGACGCCCGAAACCAGATGCTGAAGTTTGCCGCAGAGTTCGGCTTGACGGCTTCGGCCTTGGCACGAGTCACGGCGGTGGACAATGGCCCGAAGGAAGACGAAGAAGACGCGCGCATGTTTGCCTGAGTACGGGCAGCCGGGCGTTGATGCCGTCACATTTTTTACCAAGCATCTGCGGCACACGCAGGGCGAGCTCGGCGGCAAGCCGTTCGTGCTCGAGCCGTGGCAGGCTAGCTACATTGGCCGGCTCTTCGGGACGCTGCGGCCGGACGGCATGCGTCAGTACCGCACTTCGTTTCTGGCGATTCCCCGCAAGAACGGAAAGAGCACTCTGTGTGCAGGCATCGCACTCAAGCTCCTCTTTGACGGTGAGCCTGGTGCCCAAATCTTCTCGTGCGGTGCGGATCGTGAGCAGGCACGGCTGGTGTTCGAGATGGCGAAGGCGTGCGTGGAAATGTCGCCATCGCTTCGCACCAGGCTCAAGGTCTACCGAAACAGCATTGTGAGGGAAGATACGCACTCGTTCTACAAGGCACTCTCGGCCGAGGCGTTCACGAAGCACGGGCTGAACGCTCACGGCGTCATCTTTGACGAACTGCACGCCCAGCCAAACCGGGAACTGGCTGACGTAATGCAGACGAGCATGGGAGCAAGGCGGCAGCCGCTCATGGTCTACATCACCACGGCCGGGCACGACAGGAAAAGCGTCTGCTGGGAAATCTGGAAATACGCCGAGGCGGTGCTGACAGGGGCCGTGAAGGACGAGACATTCCTGCCAGCCATCTACGCCGCTGCACCAGAGGACGATTGGAGGGACGAAGACATCTGGGCGAAGGCCAACCCGAATCTGGGCGTGAGCATCAAGGCCGATTTTCTCCGCACGGAGTGTGCGAGGGCCGTTGAAATGCCGGCCTATGAAAACACGTTTCGGCAGCTGTACCTGAACCAGTGGACAGAGCAGGACACCCGCTGGCTTCGGATGGATCACTGGGCGCAAGGCAGCAGGCAGTGCCCTGTGAGCCTCGCCGGCCGGGATTGTTTCGCTGGGCTAGACCTGGCCACGACATTCGACACCACGGCACTGGTGCTGTTGTTTCCGCTTGAGGACGGCACGTTTTGGTGCGAGCCGCACTTCTGGATTCCTGAGGAGAACGCCCACCAGCGGGAACTGCGGGACAAGGTGCCGTACATCACATGGGCGAGGAAAGGGCAGGGCGTAACGCTCACCGAAGGAAACGTCACGGACTACGAAAGGCTCCGCAAAGACATCAACGCACTCTCTGAGAAATACCGCATACGCAGCATTGGGGTGGACCCGTACAACGCAACGCACCTCATGAATCAACTGCAAGGAGACGGGTGCAACGTCGTAACGTTTAGGCAGAACTACGGCTCTTTAAGCCCGGCTGCAAAGCACTTAGAGAACCTTGTGGTTAGCGGCAAGCTGCTACACAACAGCGAGCCGCTGACGTGGCAGGCCGGAAACGTGGCGATTCAAACGGACGGCGACAACATCAAGCCAAGCAAGAAGCGGAGCCACGAGCGGATTGACGGGATCGTGAGCCTGTGCATGGCTCTTGGGCTCTACGACACAGCAACGGCACCAGCACCCGAGCAGTCCTGGGACATCATCACCCTATGAGCGAAAACGCCGCCGCCGACTTCAAGATGATTGATCTCCGGGGCATTGATTGGCCCGAGGTTTCGCCGTCTCGCACGCCGTCTGGCATCCGAGTCAACGCCGACAACTCGATGGCGTGCTCTGCCTACACGGCCTGTATCCGCGTGATTTCGGACGCAGTCTCGGCGTTGCCGCTGCACGTCTACGAGCGGATGGCCAACGGCGGAAAGCAGAAGGCCACGAACCACCCGGTCTATCGGCTCCTGCACCAGCAGCCAAACCCGTGGCAGACGGCTCAAGAGTTTCGGGATTGGATGACCGGCATGTATCTGCACTACGGTGCGAGCTACGCCGAGATTCGGCCAGGTGCTCGAGGTGCCGTGTCGGAGTTGTGGCCGCTGCACAGCAGCCGCATGGAAGTGGAGCGGCTGGAAAACGGCACGCTGCGGTACATCTACCGCGAGCCGAATGGCCGGCAGACGGTCTACAGCCAGGAGCAGATCTTCTGCCTGCGGTTCACGACCGAGGACGGCATCAAGGCGATTCCAACATACAAGCTCTTTCAGAACGTGCTTGGCCTCTCGCAGGCGTTGGAGGCACACGCTGCCACGTACTTTGGCAACGGGGCACGTCCTGGCGTGATCCTTGAGAGCAGCAACCCCATTCCGACAGAGGCTGCCGAGCGTCTGCGTGACAGCTGGGAGCGGATGCACAGAGGAAGCGACCGGGCTTTTAGAACGGCTGTGCTCCCTGCGGGCGTTACCGCCAAAGAACTGAGCAGCAGCAACGAGGCTGCCCAGATGCTGGAAAGCCGGGCATTCGCCGTGTACGAGTGCTGCCGGATCTTCCATGTGCCGCCTCATCTGATTCAGCAGCTGGACCGCAGCACGTATTCAAATATCGAAGTGCAGGGCACTGAGTTCGTGCAGCACTGCCTGCTGCCGCACCTCAAGCGATGGGAAGCCGCCATCTCCCGTGACCTCATCGTGGACGACGAGCGGTATTTCGCTGAGCACAGCGTCAGCGGCCTACTGCGTGGCGACCACGCCAGCCGTTCAGCGTATTTCGTCTCGGCCCTGCAAAACGGCTGGATGACAATTAACGAGATCCGAGAGCTTGAGAACCTCAACCCCATCGGGCCGGAAGGCGACAAGCACTTCGTGCAACTCAACATGACGACGCTCGACAAGGTGGGCGAAGAGCCGCCGGCAGCGGAGCCGATGCCCGAGCCGCCAGCCGTCGAGAGCGAGGACAGCCCCGAGGATGACGCCGAGTGCGAGCTTGCGATTGAGACTCGTGCCAGCGGGCGCGAGGCAATCCGTGGCCTGGCGGTGCCGTACAACCGGCTGTCGCTGGATCTCGGCGGCTTTCGGGAGCGAATCCTGCCTGGTGCTTTCGACAAGGTGCTGAGCCGCCAGCGTGGCAAGGGCGAGATTCTGAGCTACTACAACCACAACAGCGACATGCTGCTAGGCCGTGAGTCGGCCGGTACGCTGGAAATCATCGCCGATGACCGTGGCATTTCGTACGTGGTTGAGCCGCCAGACACCTCGGCTGGCCGTGACGTTCTCGCCCTGGTTCGTTCTCGCAATCTGCGTGGCAGTTCGTTTGCCTTCACCGTGAGCCAGAAGGGCGAGCGGTTCACCACGGACGAAGGCGGCAAAGCTATCCGTGAGGTGGTTGAGGCTTCCGGCCTGTACGAGGTTGGCCCCGTGAACGTGCCGGCCTACGGCAGTGCTACGTCTGCGGTGGTGGCCCAGCGTTCGTATGAGGCGTGGCTGGCCGCCCAGGCTGCCGCCGTTGAGTCGGACGCTGATGCCGAGCCCGAGGTGAAGCGTGCCGTGCGTTCGCTGGTGCGTGACGCAGCTGCTGCGTGGGCACTGAGGCTTCGCAATGTCTGAAGCCCGCTGCACCTGCGGCGAGAAGTTGCGGTGCCGCTCATCTCGCCCGTGTGGTGACGAGCGTCAGCGTTACATGCGTTGTCCGAAGTGCGGTGCTCGTGGCGTCGTGTTTGTGAAAACAACACTTTCTGAAGTGCGGTTCTGCAAGAGGCCGGCACGCTAGTGGCACTGTGGACTCCATCGGCAATACCGCCGGCGGAGATATTACACAGTGGACAACCTCAAGAAGCTTCAGGACGAGGCAGTTGCCCTCGCCAACCGGATCGACGCCGTGCGTGCTGTCGAGGCCGAAGACACGACCGCCCGTGATGTCGAGCTCATCGACCTCAACAAGCGTGCCGACGAACTGACCGCCAAGATCGACTTCGAGAAGAAGGTGGTCGAGTCGGCGAAGAATCTTCGCAGCGTGGTCGACCGTTGCTCGCCCGCTCCCGAGGTGAAGGAAGAGCGAAGCGAGAAGGTCCGCATCGAAGCGGTGCCGTTCTCTGGCCGGCTCCGTGCGTTTGAGAACGCCAAGGACGCCTACTCGGTTGGCATGTGGTTCAAGGCCAAGGGCGGCGACGTGGAGGCCAAGCGGTGGTGCCAAGACCACGGCATTGAGGCTCGTGCTCAGGGCTCGACCGGCAGCACCACGGGTGCGGCCTTCGTGCCTGACGTTCTCTCTTCGACCGTCATCCGGCTCGTGGACCAGTACTCGGCCTTCGCTCAGAACGCCACCAACGTGGTGATGCCGAGCGACGTGCTGCTGTTCCCGCGTCGGACTGCCGGCGCTACGGCGTACTGGATCAACGAGAACTCTGCCATCACTGCCAGCGACCCGACCTCGAACCAGGTCACGCTGACGGCGAAGAAGGTCACGGGTGCGGTGACGATTGCGAGCGAGCTCCTGCAGGACTCCATCGTGTCGATCGCCGACTGGATCGCTGCCGAGCTCGCCCTGACGCTCAGCAACGCCGTGGAAGAGGCTGCGTGGAGCGGCAACCCCAGTAACGCCCCAGCGGTTGCCGGGCTCGTCACGACCTACACGGGTGGCCTGCTGGCGGCGTCTGCTGCCACCTACGCCGCCTCGCTCGTGACGGCTGCCGGTGACACGCCCGACGAGGTGACGAAGGCCAACCTCCTGGCGATGATGGCTAGGGTTCCGCAGCACTCGCGTGCTGGTGCCAAGTGGTTCTGCTCGCCGTTCTTCTTCGCGGCGTGCATGCAGAACCTCGACCTCGCCCAGGGCGGGTCGCTGGGTCTGTCGCAGGGCATGGGTCCGACGTTCCTCGGCTCGGAAGTGGTCCTCACCGACCGCCTGCCGGCCGGTGCGGACTCGACGGGTGCCATCATGGCGCTGTACGGCAACATGGCCAACAGCTCCTACTACGGCATCCGCCAGGCCATCGAGATCGCCAGCAGCGATCAGGTGAACTTCCTGAGCGACCAGACCGTGATTCGGGCAGTGGCTCGCGTCGCCATCACGCACGCGAACCTGGGCACCGACACCGTCGCCGGCCCGATGATCGGCCTCGTGGGTGCGTGAGCCTGACGGCTTGACGAGTGTGCAATCTTGAGCGGGCGGCTTCCACGACGGGGCCGCCCGCTCTCTTTTTTGAGGCACGCATGCTGGTCAAGGTAGGTGGCACCGAAGTTGACATCCGAGTCGAAGCCATCCTGTCGATGCCTAGGCTGTCGTTCACGGCCAATCACTTCGCATGGGCTCAGGCACTCATGCCCTTGGGCATTCGCCCCACGATGGGCACTGGTGCGTTCTGGGATCAGGTAAACACCAGGGTGATGGAACAGTTCATCGACAAAGCCGAGTACCTGCTAGCGATTGACTATGACACGTTCTTCACCAAGGAGGACGTGGAAACGCTCTTCGCCATGGCGATGACGTTCCAATGCGACGCCATCACGGGGCTGCAGACCAAACGAGAAGACGGCCGTCCGATGCTCACGCTGAAGGGCACGCTGGACGATCCGCCAGACGAAGGACACACGGCGGTGCCTACGTCGTGGTTTGCCGAGCCCGTGCAGGAGGTGGACACCGCACACTTCGGATGCACCGTCATCAGCACGGCCGCACTCAAGCGTGCGAAGAAGCCATGGTTCTGGAGCAAGCCAGATCCGCAAGGCTCGTGGAACGACGGGCGAGTCGATCCTGACATTTGGTGGTGGCGGAACTGGCGAGACAGCGGAAACCGTGTCTTCGTCTCTCCCCGTGTCGTGTTA